AAAGCTGTAAAAACATCTTCATCAAGTCCTTGTGTTGTAGCTGTTGCTTCTCGTCCATCACCTGCTACAAAGATGCCACGAAGAGCACCATTTTCAGAGGTGATCAACTCTCTAATTACACCGCTTTCTTTATCGCAAAGCTCAGTGAATGTTTTGGTTTTATCCACGCCAAATACAATCACCTTTGTACCTTCTGGAACTTCGTTGTAGAAGTCTTCAACATGCTTAAATAAGCGTGGGTTATTTTCAGCGGTAACACCTAACTTTTTCAAGTCACCTAGCGAATGAATGCTATATGAAGTGTCAAGTTTGAAAGTTTCTGCAACTGCTACAGCTGCGCAAACGAGGGCAAATAAGCCGTCGGGCGAATCCCCGACAATGCCTAATTGACCATTAAGAAGTTGAATTTTTATTCTAGGTAACATACTCAAACCTCCTTTTATTTAGATGCTTCAGCTAGCAAGTAAATGCCTTTCTTGTCGTATCTGCGAACAGAACCACCAGTGCGAAGCAAGAATGAGTAGATATCACCATAGTAAAGTGGGTTGTTCTCAGAGTCAAACATTTTGACTTCACCCATTGCACGTGACACTGAAAGCTTGTGCCATGCAAGTGCAGCTGCTAATTCTCCTGCTTCTCCTGCTTCATCCCAAGGAATCAAAGTCTTATCGTTTTTCACACGAAGAACTTTTGAACGCTTCATGATATTGAAACCATAAAGGTTACCAAGAATGCCTCGTTGAACGTCTGCAGAGTTTGTGAAAGCCCACTTATCTGTATCTGCTAGATCTGCAAGCAAATCAGCGTACATGTGTGCGTCCAAAAGCAAGTAGCGATCACCTTCTGGAATGTTGTCTGCATCAAATTTCGTCATCAAATTGATAACGTCTTCTTTGCAGATTCGCTTGCGCTTTCCAATTGAAGTTGCAGAAGTATGCGCATCTCTTTCTTTTGTGCCTGTTGTAAGAATTACCTGCTCTTTTGGAACAAGTTTACCCCAACGTTCAAGCAAATTCACATGTGCAACCTCTTGAAGTTGCGACTTGTCATTCTGCAAGATGCTGTTGCGCTTATCGTAAGACAACTCAACTGTATCTATATTTGGAATATAGATAGGGTCTGTTGTGAGTTCGTCGATTACATACTCTAAGTCGTTATCTGTGCGTTGATTCACAGTTGCAGGCTTAGTTTGACGATTCTTTTTCACACCAGAAGGAGCACCTGCATTAGGAATGTGAACCTTATGGTTTGAAACGTAGACTGAATCGTCTACTGATTTCTCAGCAAATGAGTTCGAAGGATAGAAGTTTTCCACCAAAGACTGCTGCCAAATTTCTTTGTTTAATGCCATTGTAATTTTGTTTTAATTTAAACCAATAAATAAATAAGTAAATAATAAGTAAATGTAGGTGAGATGTATTACAGAGGATTACTCTTTATAATCTATTCCAAACTTCTCTTTGTACTTCGCTTTGAAAGTTTCAAGAGAAGCTGCACGAAGGATTGCAAGCTCGCCTGCCTGGTCGAGTTCGTCCCAAGTCTTATTAGCGATATTTTCTGCACCCTTGTTCTCAGGAGCAAACACAGAAGAAGCCTTTACGAAAGGATTTGCTTTCATTGAGTTAATCAATGCTTCTGTATTCTTTCTATCACTTTTCATAAGATTTGTAAAGCTTTCTTTTTGCTCGTTGGTAATTTTACCTTCAGCAATAGCTTTGTCGATGAAAGAGGTAATTTCTTTCTGCTCCAAAACAGCTAACTTCTCTTTGTAAGTATTAACTGCTTTCTCAAGTGCTTCAACTTTAGTTGCTGCATTCTCAAGCTCATTGATATGAGCTAAAATTGCGTTGTCATCTACTAAATTTGCAAATGAAGCAACACCCTTTAAGTGGTCTTTTAACGTCATTTTATTGTCATTTAAAGGCTGTTCGAGCCTGTTATTAAAGTAATTGTATATTTCCTCGGTGGTAGATGCTTTCACATCTTCACCTTTCATATCGTAAATGCCATCTATTAGCTTCATTTCTAAAGCTTCTTGTGCGCTAATCCAGTGGTCTTTTTCGTCAAAGTATTTAGCCACAATTTCCTCTTTGTTTTGTCCCAAACGTCCAGCAATCATTGACGCGAGGTCGTTCTGCAAACTTTCAACTAGGGTTGCAGTTTCTCGAAGTTCAGAAGCCTTTCCATACGCTCCAGCACTTACAGCGTGAAGCATCAATTTAGCGTAAGGCGACATGTACAGAGGCTTTCCGCACAAAGCAATAATGCCTGCGATACTTGCAGCAACGCCATCTATATACATTGTTATATTAGCCTTGCTGTTTCTAAGTGCGTTGAAGATTGCCATTCCTGAAAATACATCGCCACCAGTGCTGTTGATGCGCACATCAATCTTGTTGTACATCTTTTCTAAAGCGAGTAATTCTGATACTACTCTCTCTGAATCTACTTGCTGATTTGCGCCCACATTTCCATATAAAAGAATTGCGATTTCACCATCACCTGGAATGGTGTTAAAAATGCTGCTATTTGTCATTTTCGTTTGTAAATTTTTTGCAAATATAAAGAGCACTTTTCGATAAAAAAAACGGCTTTTACATGGTTGCGCCACGTTTGTATATCATTGCAAATCAAATAGATACGATAAATAAAGCGTTTTTATTTCAGTAAAAAATATATGAACTTTGCACTACACATTATTAAAAGAATTACAATGGCAAAAGACAACAGTTTAAATAAGAAAAGTATTGCGCAATCGCTATATCTTGATGGAAATTATACGCAAGAAGAAATTGCTGAGAAAGTTGGAACGACAAGACAAACGATTGCAAGATGGGCAGAGAAAGGAAAGTGGCAGGAAATAAAGGCTTCAAAGACGATCACACCAGAGCAAATCATTTCACAATGGAGTTACCAAATTGTAGAAATCAACAACAATATTAGTTCACGCCCAGCAGGTGAACGCTTTGCGACAACGCAAGAAGCAGATGCACTTGCAAAGATTGCAGGTGCTATCAAAAAACTAGAATCTGATATAGGTGTGCCAGATTGCGTATCTGTTGCAATGCGCTTTCTTTCGTGGCTAAGACCTATCGATATTGATAAAGCAAAAGAGTTCAACAACTTGTTTGATGCATTTATTAAAGACCAGGCAAACAACAAAAAATAAATATGGTAAAATGGACAGACAAGCAAGCCCTTGCTATATGGGAAAAATATAACAAAGGACTTGCAAAAAATATAGACATAGACGAATCTCTATCTCGCTATGATATTGACAAAATGCGTGAGAGATTGGAAAAAGACCCCGTGGAATGGATTAAGTACTTCTTTCCAAGTTACGCAAAGTACGAGTTTGCACCCTTTCACATCAAAGCAATAAAACGCCTTATTGCTAACGAGGAATGGTACGAGGTTCTTTCCTGGTCTAGAGAGCTAGCAAAGTCAACTGTTGTAATGTTCGTGTTGATGTATCTCACATTAACAAAGCGCAAGAAGTTCGTGGCACTTGCAAGTGCTACTATTGATGCAGCAGTGCGTTTGTTGACACCTTACAGGATTAACTTTGAGAGCAATCCAAGAATACAGCAGTTTTATGGAAAGCAACCAGTATTGGGTCAATGGACAGATAGAGAATTCACTTGTACTTGCGGTGCTAAATTCATTGCCATTGGTGCTGGTTCTGCTCCTCGTGGTATGCGTAATGAAGCAATTCGACCAGACGTCATCTACATGGACGACTACGACACAGACGAAGATTGCAGAAATCCTGTAACGCTGAATAAAAAGTGGGACTGGATGGAAAAAGCGTTATATCCTACACGCTCTATCTCTGAACCTACACTTGTTATATGGTGTGGTAATATCATCGCAAAAGACTGTTGTATTACACGTGCTGGCAAACTTGCAAACAGTTGGGATGTCGTAAATATTCGTGATAAAAACGGCAAAAGTACATGGCTTGCAAAAAACTCAGAAGAGCAGATAGATAGAACGCTATCAAAGATTAGCGCCAAAGCGCAACAAGGCGAGTACTTCAATAATCCTGTATCAGAAGGAAAAATATTTAAAAACCTTGTATATGGCAAAGTACCATCATTAAAAAAGTTCCAATTCCTTATTGGTTATGGCGACCCTGCGTATTCTGATTCAAAGAAAAAAGGAAGTTCAACAAAAGCCTTGTGGCTCATTGGTAAACTAAAAGGCGTGTATTACGTTATAAAGGGATTCCTGGCACACGAAACAAACGCCAACTTTATTGGTTGGTATTTCGAGCTCGACAAGTACGTAGCAAAGAAGGCTACCGTTTATTGGTACATCGAAAACAATAAGTTGCAAGACCCATTTTATCAACAGGTCTTTAAGCCGCTACTTCGTGATGAATGTGCAAAGAGAAAAACGCAGTTATTTATTCGTGAAGACACACGAAAGAAAACAGACAAAGCAACACGTATAGAGGCAAACCTTGAGCCTTTAGATAGATTAGGAAACATCATCTTCAATGAAGAAGAAAAGGACAATCCACACATGCAAGAGCTCATCAACCAATTTAAACTCTTCGAACTTTCACTTCCTTATCCTGCCGAT